AAGCTGAACGCCAGTTAGGAAAAAGTTATTAGACGTGCTATCCATTAGGTTTTGCTGATTGCTCGTTGCCACATCTTCACCCGATGCCCACTGGTCTGCCGTCACTTGAAAGTTTGATCCAGCGACAAGAGGCCATACCAGACTAATGCCTGCGCCACTATCATCAGTGATTACCCGATCTGTGTTTCCCGGAAATGTTACACTAATTCGTTCCCATGTATCCGCTGAAGCCACTGTAAATTCTCGAACATAATGATATCCCGTATCATTGAGATACATCGCCACGCAATGTGTTCCGCTTTTGGGCGAACTAATGTAAAAACTTAAATTCGATGTTTTTGCTGTAGATTGTCCGAAACACAGGTCTTGAGCATTATTCCCTTCGATCTTTTGTGAAATGAACCAGCCCTCATCAGAGGCGACACCACTTTCAGCAGTCGTGCAGTCAACCTTCAAACATTTGCCAAATCCAAAAGAATTGGGTCCATCTGCATCTGCTTGGCTCAATGTTGCTCTAGCCTGCGGAGAGCCACGTTTAAGGAATGCAAACCTATCTACTTGTCCGTAAGTGTTGTCAGTCCCGCCTACTCCTGTTGTAGACGGTCTTTGGCCTACAGCACAAGAGCCATTGATGACCATATTTCTGCCAGCACGACCCGCTCCAAATCCTGTCGCTGTGCCACTGTTGGCGATAGTTGCTCCACTTGCCACAGCCAAAGTACTGCCGGACAGAACAGTAAAAGTGTTTGCAGTAAATTGGAAATCATCGGCCCCGGCAATCCTAACGTCAATCTGGTCATCAGTGTCCGCTGTGAGACTCGTATCCCCGTCAGCGTCGAGGATAAGTTCGGTTCCGTTCATGTCGATGTTTGAGCCAGTTTGAACCTCAAAAGTATTGGCTTTGAACGCAAAGTCATCGGCTCCAGCGATCCTAATGTCTATTTGATCATCCGTATCTGCTGTAATACTAGTATCCCCGTCAGCGTCAAGAATTAGCTCAGTGCCATTCATGTCGATGTTTGAGCCCGTTTGAACTTCAAAGGTGTTAGCCTTGAACGCAAAGTCATCGGCACCAGCTATACGAACATCAATCTGGTCGTCAGTGTCCGCCGTCAGGCTCGTATCCCCGTCTGCATCGAGGATAAGCTCGGTTCCATTCATGTCGATGTTGGAACCAGTCTGAACCTCAAAGCTATTTGCCTTGAAAGCAAAGTCGTCGGCTCCAGCAATGCGGATATCTATTTGATCGTCAGTGTCCGCTGTAATACTAGTGTCTGCGTCCGCATCAAGAATAAGCTCGTTACCGTTGATATCCACCGTTCCACCAACAGTAAGTTTCCCAGACAGGTTCAAACTGGACAGAGCGTCCACGATTGCCGCACCAGAACCAGCCCCGTCACAATAAACGGCCATAGAAAAGCCGTTGGGGATTGTGATATTCGCACCAGAACCCTGCGTAAGAATGACTGAGTAAGGTCCACTTGAACCAGAGTCCGTTGTGGCATTAATAAAGATAAAATATGCAGCCGTAGTATTCGGAGCAATAGTAACCGTATTATTCGCCCCAAGAGCCCCTGTGAACTTGATGACACGGTACATACCGTCTTGAAGGTTCTCCGTTCCAGAATCGGGGGAAGCCTCTCTGACCGTTAAGGTATGTGTAGTGCCGGAAAGCCCCACGGCTTTATATGAAGCTACTCGATCAAGGATATCCAGGTTATGGTTAGTGGTTGTTCCCCACGCTCCGGATTGTTCTCCAGACCCGATTTTTTCAATGCCGAAACTTGTTGTATACGAAGAAGCCATAATCTTGTTCCTATGCCGCTATTTTTGTCCAATTCGGCGTTTGTGTTGTACTTATTGCTGAGAAGTTAGATGTTTGAGATGTATCTATTTTCTGCCAAACCAATCCGCTGCCCGTAAGAGCCTGTGCTGAAACTCCCTCTACAGTGAACTTGAAGTTCACCTGAGTAGATCCAACACCACCAGCCGCTGAAACACCTGTTACGGAAACATTTGCTACTCCCGTAACAGAAACGGAACCCGTCGCACTAGCCGCCGAAACACCCGTAACAGATGCCACCGCTGCACCTGTAGCAGTAACCGAACCCGTCGCACTAGCCGCCGAAACACCCGTAACACTAACGGTGATCGGCATCACAACACTAGCCGAACCAACTGCACTGGCGGACTCAACACCCGTAACTTCAACAGGAACAGGACTATTCCACGTTCCTGAATTCCAAGTGCTTCTATCCCAACCAGTAATTAAGGCCATTACGCTATCCGGATAATAGCGTTATTCGCATCATTTGCAGGGTACTGAATAGTAAAGTCTCCCGCACTTGAAGATTTATCGCCGCCGAAATTAATCACAGCCACCGCAGGTTTTGCGGCATGGTTTGTTGTTGATCCGGTTCCCGCAGTACTTAAAGTACTGTTATATATTAACGCTCCACGGGCGCTACTGATGGTGGAGGAAGACCATGTAGTATCCGCGAAATCTAGGAATGCCGTGGGTACAGAACTACTGTTGTCGGAAAGACCAAGTGTGACACTACCTAAAGACTCTCCTCCAGCGGTATAATTGGTGCCACTGACTTCATTGCCCGTTGTGTATCCGGTAGTGTCTGCATCAATAGAAGCACTATTAGTGAACATAGCAATCTTGAACGTATCCGCACTAATTGCACTGGAGCCCGTTCGAGTGTGAGGCGTCCAAAAGTGGATCCCCGCAAGGGCTTCCGTCTTAAATGTACCGCATATTGCGGAAGAACCAATAGCCATTACAGCCTCCGTATAATTTCAGCAGTTTCTTCATGCCCCTGCTGTTTCATTAAAGCCCAGATAGTAGTACGTTCGCTTTGTGCCATTCTATTCATATAGAATATAAGGACTTCCTTCAACTTGTCTCTATGTTCCAGAGCTTGCTCCTTTATGACGGGAGGCGCTTCCTCCGAAACAAGCATAATTTTATTCAAAGCCATTTCAGCCATTTCTTCGGGGGAATGTCCCCTATTCTCTGTTGTAAAGACTAAAACATCTCCTAAGTCGGAAGATCCTACTGAATCAATCATTACTGAACGGGCCTTCTAACTCTATCGTAACGATATTGATCCCTTGTTTGCTTACCCTCACCTAAATTTTTAAGCCACTGTATGGCCTCCATAAATCGGTCTGTGTATGCTTTTAAAAGATCCGGCTCCCCTTTCATAAATAGATAGGCTTCACACAGGCTGGCATATAAAAGGCATAATTCTGCGTTTGTCCCCAACCAACTCGTTCCGTCGCCACTTGTGGTTATAGATGTCGGACGATAAAAATAATGTAACTCCACAGTATAATTACTATCTGGGGTAGGAGCCAACAGGAAACTAACGTCATCCCAATCCCCGTAATATTTAGGAGTTCCAGTGGTAGCTGGATTTGGTGTGTAATCCTGTAGCGCGGTCACCTGCTTATACAAAAGAAATTCATTACTGGAGGAGTTGATGACACTCAATGAATTAGGGGATAAAAAATCATCTGGTTTAGATAAAAACTTATTTCCAGAGGAGACCGACCCCTGGCTAGATTTTCGGAAAACATCTAGTTGGCACTCTTTTAAAATCCGCTCTTCAGCATTTAAAATAAATCTCGGTAATTGACTCACAAAAGTCGATTCGGTGTTGTCGGTATATTCCTGAATTGCAGTTTTTAGTGTGGTGAAAGTAAAAGCCATGTCACGCGCTCACAGTTACGGGACCGGCAGAGGAGTTCCCACCACCTCCCAATACACTCCCAACAGTAGCGGTTCCGCTACTGGCAGAGAATGTGTATGTGTTATCCGTTACTTTAGTTATGGAATATCCAGAACCACCCTCAATAACGGAGGAAGAGAAACCGTCAAAAGGGTTCACGGAACGAAAACGAACAGTGTCTCCAGTATCCCTACCATGTCCGGGTTCCGTAACTGTTATCACAGCGGAACCGCTGGACCCCGACCTGAACGCATCAAATGGAAGAAGAACAGTGACTGCTGGTTCCACCCTATCCGGACGGGCGTTCCTGAGTGCTTGAGGGTCTGCGGGGGATCTAACGGGAGTTAATTGAGGTTGCTTAGATTCCCACTCATCTTTTCCAACAAGAAGACCCGTCCATTCCTTACGCATATCTCTAAGTTTGTAGGCAAAACCAGAACGATCCGAAATCCCCATCGCGTATTTATTTGAAGCGTACCGAGCCATCAGGATACCGCACTTACAAAGGTGTAGGTTGGTACTAGGTTTAAGCTTGCCTTATCTCGGTCCTCTTCCGCCGCACGGATAAACTCTTCTTCATAAAGACCTTTCAAAACCTGAACCCTGTCCGGGGCTCTTTTCAAGGAAATGTAGTAGGCTAAACCCGCAGCTAGACACGGGTAAAAACGAAATGGAACCTGAACGGTGTCAATACTTGTATCCGCGTCATCTATACGAACGAGGCGGTCATAAATAAGAATGTCCGTACTATTCTCCGGGTTGGGCCATATCTTAATAACGGGTGTTATCAAACGGTCTACATAAAATTGTGTGGGCCTTCCCGTAGTGGACTTTGTGGCAATGCTTAAATAATCATCTCGACTTATACGCGCAATGGAGGCATCCGCGCCGCTTCTTCGCACTACCCCCGACAACACATCTACCGTGGCTTGAGTATCCGTCAAGCTGGGACTTGAGGAAATTGTAGTCGTAGCTCCGCTGGTGCCTCCCGTTATGTTTTCACCAGAAGTAAACGTACCGGAGGGGACGGTTAGTGTTATAGTCGTTGATGTGGGCTTTGTTATGACAGACGCCGTCACAGCACTGGTGCCGCCGGTTATGGTCTCCCCCACAGATAAGCTAGAGGAAGATCCAACCGTTGCTGTTATTGTCCCTACGGGATACTCGGAAATACCAGAAGCGACCGTCTGGCTTACTTGCTGTATAGTCCAGCGATTAAGACCACGGTTGGCCCAGTCCGCAAACAAAAAATTTAGTGACCGGCGGGCGGTAAGCGCGTCGTAGCCAGTCCTAAACTCCAGTCCGCAACGCTCAAACGCTTCCTCTACATACTCAGCTACATTGGGCTCAAAATCTTTTGATCCGGAAACAGCCATTGTCTTTAAAGCCTTTCACCTAGCCCCAGAGAGCAACTTTCATAGCAACCCCTAAATGGCTTAAAACCAGAAGACCGACAGCCCAGAGGACCCTTTGTACCCCGGATATGGACAACTGAATGTGATGAAGATCATTGGTCTTTATCGTATCCAGCTTCTGCTCCAACAAACGTAGCTCTCCACGAATTTCAAGGATTGAAAGCTCGTTTTTCCGGGAAGGATCCTCTGACATTACATGATCCTCACAAATACCCCATCACATCACGCGTAAAAGAAGGTCATTAGGTCTATGGTTGCCACGGTATACTCAACAACCGCACCGTCCGAGAACATAACACCCGTTCCGGGAATATAGGTATCGTTTGTTACTGTATTGTCAGTCCCTAGGGATCTTGTTTTAAATAGTATAGTTCCCGACTCAGGTGCCCCATTATATATGTTTATAACACCCGCCGTTCCTCCAGACACCACGAAGAAACCCTTTAGCCTAGTCCTACCCTGAAAAATAGCTTGAGCGCAGGTACTTCCGGAACCGACGGAGGCGTTTGCAGCATACTGAGCGGAACAGGTAGCACTGGAAACAGTTTTAAATAGCTTACTTCCAGACACACTTTCTGCGGAACCAGTAGAGGTGATAACTTCAGTCAAGGAATCCCCATACACATCCGTTCCAACAACCGTTACAGTCTTACCGTTATCCCCAGTCCCCGTGGTCGTAACCGTAATGTTACGAGCCCCGCCTGAAGCAAAGGAAGTATTGGCAAGAGTAAATGTGCTAGTAGGACGCGCCGCCGCCGCTATAAAAGTAGTGGAAGCCGCAACCTCATCACTTATTGTAATGGCTTGTACATCAACTTCAGCCATAGCCTACTCCTTAATCTCTCCCGAGAGGACCATCATTTTATACTTGGAGGTCCCCGGTGGTGGAAGATCCTTTTTAGAATCAATCCCGTAAGAATACTTGGATTTATTCTTAGAACCTTCCTTGCTCACCGACTTCTTCGTACCTTTATCAGCCATACTTCACCTATTACACAGCAGAGCCGAATTGGGTCATGCCATTGGTGACACGCTGCGCGGCTACGTGGATGTAATCACACCATGCAGCGTCCGCAGTCGTTGTACCGGACATGGCACAGAACCAAGGAGCCAAAGCGGAAGTAGGTATGTTAGCAGTTGTAGTAGTCACTAAAGCGCGATCTACATAAAACTCTACTTGCCCCGTTCCTTTTATGATAAATCCAAGCTGACGACTGTTGGAGATGTTTGAACTCCCCTCTGCGCCATCCGAAAAATCAACACCAGTATCCGTTTTTGTCTCAGTTCCACCACTGTCACAATTAGCAAAAATGGACGCCGCACCCTCAACAAGAAGGAAACCGATCTGGTTATTAGCGGTGAAGGGAACACCCGTAGCAAAAGTACCGTTCTCGGCTAGACCAACGAACATATCCATGTCGTCGGCGTCCGCTACCGCCACCCTAGCCTCAAAATAAATGTTCTTGCTGGCTTCAGCCATAAAGATTTCATTACCTTGAATGGCACCACCAGAGTTATCCGTAGAGCCGTCTCCAAGGGATTTCGCCCAGCCGCCAACATGATCTGCAAGGCATGTCAACGTACCACTGTTCAGGACGCTCTTAGTCCAGTCGTCAGTGTCGTCAATGTCGATGCCTACAAAGTCATCATACTTCAGGATATAATCAGGGTTAACTTGAATCGGCAGGTTCTTAAACCAGGAACCCAGTCCACTAGAATCACTGCCGTGACCGCTATACATCAACGGTCCAGAAAAACGTGTAGTACCCATTGGTACACCTCCTTACAAAAGGTTTCGCCCTAGTGTCTTAGTAAGCGTCTGCTGGGACAGTCGCTAGGGCTATGATTCCCAGAAAACTAGGGGGAGGCGAACCTCCCCCCAGCGTCTTCATCAGGCTCCCGGTGATCCGAAAATACCGCGAGGATCCGACCAACCAAACGCATAGCGTTCGCGGGCCTTGTACCTCACATTTCCGGTATCAAAGTCACCTTCCATAGAAGTCCGCACGGCTGAACGGTTGAAACCCTTCAGGCCGTTTGGCGCGTCCGTCATAATAAACCACGCATCCGTGTCCGACAGGAAGTGGTTAACGGCGTAGCCTTCAGGAAGCATTCCCATGTTCCGTACAGCGTTCACGTCGTTATCCGCAGTGCCCGGGCGAAGAGTGGATTCAAGAAGACGATCAGTGGTGAACTGGAGTTCTTTTGGAACAACCAGCTTGGTGCCACGAACCGCAACTTTAAGACCACGCTCATCCACGAAACCGGCAATGTCAATGAGAGCCTGTTCAAGGCTAGTCTCATTAAGGTCGGCGGCGGTGGACAGCTCATTCCGGAAGGTACTACCGTTAGCAAGAGTGTGGGCGGTAGAGCAAAGCTCTAAGCCATCACCACCAGTGAAGCTGCTGTCAAAGGCATTGTTAAGAACCGCTGCGGCCTTAACCTGCTTCGTCTGGCTCATGCTACGTGCGAGGGCCTTAGTGTACCGGCCAGCAAGCCGATCATAAAGGTTATCCTCAATAGCTTCTTC